ACGCTGTGCCATAGCTGGCATAATTACTAAATCTCTCATAATGAAATTGAATTAAATGGTTATTGATTGAATGGATTTAACAAGAACAGACCTAAAACACAAGTGAATTTCTTCGCTTGCATCTTAGGCTGTCCTATGTCTTTCCCTAAAGATTCTTTCAAAGGAAATGAGGAGCATTAGTAAATTATTGGTAGGCTGTGGCAATAGTGCATCGTGCCTGTTCTTGGATTAATAAGAATGCTTATTTCTGTCAGCCATCAGACTACATTTCTAAAGCATTCTTTTTATTTAAGAGCTATAAGGGGGGATAATAATGTAGTGTACCTCCTCGCTCGTTACACTATAAACTTATGTAATCATCTTATGAGATAGGTTTATGCTTCACCTAAAGCCTCTTGGATGGATTTGATGGTTCGCAATCGCTTTAATTCTTTCACTCCAAGTTGGCGGTAAGCCCTGCCTAAAATAGGGTATTCATGTTCTATATCAATGGATTGCAAGTCGAATGTCATTGGATTTGCTTTGATTTCACAATATCGTTTATGTAATTCTCTGAATGTTGGCTTTGCAATTAATTCCTTGACAAACTTCTCTGGAGCGATATGCCATTTACCTTTAGTTGTTACTATTCCAGATTGGGCATAGGTTTCTCTTAATGATTTGTCTGATTGGTAAACCACAGTAGCAATATAGTAGCTGTAAAGCTGCAACTTGGCTACCATATCATTAATGATAAATTTATTCTCTTGATAGGATAGGTAAGATTCAACCCCAACTTTCTTAATCTCATTAACCTGTTGCTTGATTGCTGCTTCTGATAGCTTGGCATTATTAAGCATATCTGCCCTTTCTTGTGCAGCCTTTACTTCCTCATCCACTATCAGCTTCATATCTTCAAATGTCGTGTAATGGTCAGTAGCTTTAGTGTTGAAGATGTGGACTACTTTATTTCTAAATGGATTGGACTTGGTTCTGATTCTTCCCACAATCTGAGGTATATCCATATCAATGCTGACCAATGTGTGCCTGTTCTGAACATTGCTGACCACAAAGCATAATCCTGTTTCAGAATGGAAGTCCACACCCTCAAATGATTTGGAAGTGATGAAGTTGAATTTCTTGGGAGCGTCAGCAGAACTTGATATAGTATATCCTTCCAAAGTTTTTCTGTTTTTAGGATTGTCAGCACAGATAATTCTATAATCATCCTCTGTTAATTGCGTCTGTTTAAGTATGGCTTTGATTTCAGTAACGCTGTTGATAAAGAAGTATGCTTCCTTGCTTTCAATGCCGTTTACATTCAGACAGCCTTTAGCTTGGTAGGTCTTGATGAACTTGGCGGCTACCATATAAGGTGTGTTTGTATGGTAAGGATAAACTGTAATCTCATCTGTTGTATTCCAATCAGCCATGTACTCTGTAATGTCATTGAAGATTGCTGGCTTCAAATTGTTTGGAATAGGGGTAGCTGATAAGAAGCAATAGGATTTGAACTCTTTAAAGTGAGCCAACACCCCATTAATAGCCTTGTCTCTGAATGAGTATTGTTTAAGGAAGTTATGGTATTCATCAATCATTAGTTTAAATTCTATAGGATTGATAAACTCCATCAGCTTATCTATCTTGTCGTAGGTGCAAATAATCTTTTTAATTCCTGTGGAAGATAGATAGTCCTTTAACTTCTTCTTTAGTTCTAAGGTGAAATTTCCATATAAACCAAACAGGTTAGCAACAATAGGGCTTAACCCTGCCCTGCGCTCATGTTTCTTCCAGAACTTCACATTGCCTTCTGCATCTTTAATTGGATAGCATTTGTTCTCAATCAGTTCAGTAGTTGGAACAGCGATAATGTAATTCTCGCTATTGGTAAGTGCTATGGTCGTAGCACCGCAACCTGTTTTGACTTTGTTAAAGATGCAGTTCGTAGGGAAGTCCTCCATGATAAGGAATCCATCTTTCTCTTGAATATCTAACTTGGTTATCATATATTGTTGGCTTTTAAAAATCTGTTAGCAGTAACCCCAATTATAGAATCTTAGATATGTCTAAAGTTCATATAATGGGTAATTTGAGATAGTTCTATAAGGTTGAAATGCCAAACCCAAGAATTTTAAGTAGAGCAGCCCACCTGTCACATGGGCTTGCTCCGTAGTATGTATTATGCTTTTAGAGCTTCGTCAAGCATTATTTTAAAATCCGCTTCATCTTTTACTTGCTTTAGTTTCTCATCAGTCAGTTCCATGTACTTTAATTTATCCAATGCCATAAACGCTTTCTCTTCTCCTATTCTGTCAGCGCATTTGTTGAAGCCTCTAATGAAGTAGCGTTTAGTGATGAAAGAAACATCCATCTTGGCTGCCTTGCATAAGGTGATGAACTTGTTTCCTCTTTCAATGTTAATCTCTGCACCTTTGGGGAGTGCTATCTCTTCTCCTTTTAAAGCCTTGTTCACTTGATTGTCAGATAAGCTCTTACCTGTGTAAATCAACATAGCTGTGGTTGGATTGAACCCTTCGTTTAGCAATTCTGCTACATTTTGGAATAGTTCATCATTAGAAGTCAAAGAAGCTACAACCAATCTGTCCTTTTTATCCCAACTGCTACCTACATTATTAATGTCAACCAAGTATTCACCAACATTCTCAATATCCCTCATATAAACATTGGGAATGGTTTCAGTGTACTTACCTGTTGCTACCAGTTTAGCGAATGCTGTGCATCTATGTTGTCCGTCAAGGATAACGAGATAGTCCGCAGCCTCTTCCTTAGTCAATTCCCTGCCTTTAATATCAGTAACAGTGTAACCAGCTTCAATCAGCTTTGTTGCTTCTACTACAATAATAGGAAAGGCTTTCTCATATTTATTTGCAGCTATTAGAGCAATGAATCTATCTACTTTCTTGGAGTTTACAGGTCTGTTGTGTTTAACGAATGCTATCTTCTTCTTCTGTTCAGTTCTTGCACCTGTTTCTTCATTGACAACTGAGAACGTAAGGAAGTCATTGCCTATATTCTCATTGGATTCTTTCTCAAATTCCTGTGCCTGTTCCAACTTGGCTTTGGCACTATCAACTACATTCTGCTGTGCTGCTATCACTGCTTCATCTGCATTTCTCTTTGTGAGGCGTTCTAATTCTTTCTCCTCTTGTTTTAAAACCTTAGTCAGTTCCTCTACGTTACCCATAGTTGCGTTATTTGATTTTACTGTCTCTGCTACTTTTTCATTTAAAGTTTTCATATTCATTTGATTTTTAATTATTAAACTTGATTCTGTGTAACCCTCAAACCTATGTACACTTGGTTATCTGATTACGCTGCAAAGTTATTTGCTTCTGGGCTGATTAAAAGAGAGAAAATAATGAGTGGTTTTACTTCCCCTCTTAATTAGCAGCCCGTCTGCTATCGTTTTGACGGTGCAAAGATGGGATATAATGGTAGGATTAAAAGAGAGAAAAAAAGTCCTGCTTTCATGTACCCTCTTAATGGCATGAAGCAGGACTGTATTAATTATCAGAAGTTTATTAGAAATATATGCTGTTCGCAGTATCAATTCTTTTGTCTTTATATTGCTTGATGTAGCCTTTTAAAACATCTTCATCATCTGAGAATTTACTATGTTTGGATAACTTGGTGAAGTAGATAAGTCTTGATATTAGTAATGTCTTACTAAGTGAAATGGTGCTTCCTTTCTTCTGTCTGACATTAAACTGCTTGTTATATGGCTCTAAATTGAAGAAGTCATTGAACATCTTATAGAACAGCCATATCTGAACGGATTCCTTTTCTTCTGCATGGGTGCTTATGCTGACCTGTTGGCTCTGCATCCAAGGATGTTCCTCTATCTCTTTTAAGTTGTTGGCAATGGTAGTAGCCAAATATCCTATGGCATTGGCATTATCAATTACTATCTGATGCTTGCCTTCAATCTTTACAGAGACAGTAATAGGCTTTTTAAAAATTACTCCAAATTGGTTAATCTCCTTATGGTTGTCAGCTATGGCTTTGGCGAATTTGATGAGTTGTTCTATTCCAATGCCTGTAGCTTTCATTCCGTCCAAGCACGTTCCACAAGTATAGTCAAAGATGAACAGAAGTAGAAACCAGAACTTATCTATATCAACTCCCAAACCTTTCAATGTATTCTGTATGTCCTCATTGGCTATATAATCTTCGTATGTGAAATTACCATATAGTTCATTCTGATTGTATCTTCTTATGAATAGGGGTAAGGCGGTAGTGCCGCAGACGTATCTTTCTCCTGTGGCTGGGTCTATATCTACGTCTGGAACATATTTAACGGCTATGGCTTCCATGTATTCCAAACGGGTATCAATGCTTATGTAATCTTCCTTTAGCTTCTCCATAATTATTAGTTTAAGGCAAAGTTAAAAAATAATCCCCACCTGCATTGCTACAAGTGGGGAATTTGTGGATAGGATATGCTTTAGTAATCAGAATCTCCTGTAAACGTATCCATGAGTTTATCCATCTGCTCACCTATGCACTTGTCTATTAGCTTTGCATAGTGGGCAGTCATTCGTGTATTGGTATGTCCTAACATCTTAGAAACAACTTCCAGAGATATGTTATTGGCTAAAGTAACTGTACTTGCAAATGTATGCCTACTTGTGTGGAAGCAAATTCGTTTATTAATTCCACAAAGTATAGCTATATCCTTTAGATATTTGTTGATGTCCGCAGGGTCTTGAATAGGGAGTAATTTCTCTCCACCTTTGTACTTATCCAATATCAGTTTGGCGATGGGGAGTAGGGGAATGCGTGATAGAACCCCTGTCTTAACCCTACGTTTCTTAATCCATATTCTGCCAGTGTTATCTTTCTCAAAGTGTTCTGGTGTCAAGGTCTTAATGTCAATGTAGCTAAGCCCTGTGAAGCACCCAAAGAGAAACATATCTTTAGCTCGTTCCAATCTTGGTAGGGGAGTATCAAAGTTGATAATCTTCCTCAATTCTTCTTCATCCAAGAAATCTACTTCTACGGGTTCGCGTTCTACTTTATAAGCATTTACAGGATTGTAGGATATATAAGAGTTGGCGACAGCTAAATTTAGCAACTTCTTTAAGAACTTTAAATGTTTGGTGCAGGAGTTTTGTCCCATCTTCTTCTCTCCTAAAAGGAAAGCATGGAATCCTTGAATGAAGCCCAAGTTTATCTCTCTTAAATATAAGTCCTTACGCTCATATTTCTTCTGAATAAACTCTTTGAATAATCTGCCTGTATATTCAAACACCCAATAAGTGGCAGGGGCAACAGTTTTACCTACCATTGCTTTGCGCTCTGTATTATGTTCGTTCAGAACATCCAATAAAGTCTTCTCGTTCAGAGCTTCCACCTTATCTGTGATAGCTTCTTTTAATAGTTCAGCAGTGATAAGATAACCCTTTTGGAGTAGCTCAATTTCTTTTTGATATATCTTATTCCGTAGTTGAATCAGATAACCGTTGATTAGCTGCGCTTCTTCACTCTTGCCTTTTACAGCTTGCTTCTCTTTGTTCCAGTCAGCAGCAGGTACGTGTTTACCTGTACTAAAGTAGATTCTCTTTCCGTTAGTGGTGATTGAAACCTCAATAGGTGATAGACCTTTCTTGTTTTGCTTACTTTCTCTTAATGAAAAGTAAACCATTGTACAATGTTTCTCCATTTTAAATTAAATGTTATATGGAGTGTATCGCATTGTATTATAGTTGATTATGCCAATTCTTGCAGCCGTTTTTTAAGAGTGGCAAATTCGGCTGCAAATCGGCTGCAAAAGTAACCTGTTTATGGCTTGATTTGAGGGGTAATTGGCTACTCTTTACATGAGTTGTTTGGACTTAAATAAAGCAGGATTTATCTTGTTATCTCCTTACTGATTCACCATTCATTCACTCCAAATAATGAGTGATGCAAGGTGCTTCAATCTGTTATCTAAGTCAAGTTACCACAAATAAAAAACTCCTGCAACCACAAGGATTACAGGAGTTTATCTGTATTAAGTAACTTAAATTACTTGCTCAAAGCAGTAGCCACGTCAACGGCACAAGCCACTGTACATCCTACCATCGGGTTGTTACCGATACCCAGGAAGCCCATCATTTCCACGTGAGCAGGAACTGATGAAGAACCAGCGAATTGAGCGTCTGAGTGCATACGACCCATAGTGTCGGTCATACCGTAAGAAGCAGGACCGGCAGCCATGTTGTCCGGGTGAAGCGTACGACCTGTACCACCGCCTGATGCTACTGAGAAGTAAGGCTTACCGGCAAGAACGCGTTCTTTCTTGTAAGTACCTGCAACAGGATGTTGGAAACGGGTCGGGTTGGTAGAGTTACCTGTGATGGATACATCTACGCCTTCTTTCCACATGATGGCTACACCTTCGCGAACGTCGTCGGCGCCATAGCATTTTACTTTGGCACGAGGACCGTCGCTGTATGCGATTTCACGAACTACTTTCAGTTCACCCGTATAGTAGTCGAATTGAGTTTGAACATAAGTAAAGCCGTTGATACGGGAGATGATTTGTGCGGCATCCTTACCCAAACCGTTCAGGATACAACGCAGAGGTTCTTTACGTACCTTGTCGGCCTTAGCGGCGATTTTGATTGCGCCTTCTGCGGCAGCGAATGATTCGTGACCGGCCAGGAAAGCGAAGCACTTGGTTTCTTCGCGGAGCAACATGGCGGCCAGGTTACCGTGACCGATACCTACTTTACGGTCGTCAGCCACAGAGCCCGGAATACAGAATGCCTGCAAACCGATACCGATGGCTTCGGCAGCATCGGCTGCATTCTTGCAGCCCTTCTTGATAGCGATGGCGCAACCTACGACATAAGCCCATTTCGCATTCTCGAAACAGATGGGCTGAGTTTCTTCACACGTCTTATAAGGATCGAGTCCGGCAGCTTCGCAGATGGCGTTGGCTTCCTCGATGTCTTT